TCACAGCCCGCGCCGTCCCCGTCCGACGGCGCGGGCGACCATTGTCGATATCTGCGCTTGCGAGCGCATGAAACTTTCCGCATCCCGCGTCGCGATGTTGAAGACGATGGGCGGGTTTCGCCCCTCTCCCCCGTTCACTGAAACGCCCAGCCTGCCGTTGCTCCCTCGCTGAAGCGGCAGCACCGCTTCCGGCCCCGCTTCCCCGGCAAGGCCGAGGCCGTTTCCGGCCGGAAAGAACGTCGGCGAGGCGATCACTCCCCCTTTCGCGAAGGGTGTCACGCGCGGCCCGGAAGAGACATTCGCTATCCCGCCTGCGGCGAGGTTCCCGAGGCCGGAAAACGCCCTGGCAAGGCCCGCGCCCAGCCCCTGTTCGATCGGCCGGAGCGCCCGGTCGAGAAGGTTCGAGGAAAGCCCGAGCGCGATCGAGCGAAACAGGCCGTCGAGCCTCACGCCATCCGCAAGCGCCTCGCGCAATCCGCCGCGCAGCGAGCGGGATATCGCGTCGGCGTTCACGCGTGCCGCATCGAGCCTTCTTGAAAAGGCGTCAAGCTCGCGTGTCGGTATATCGACGATCACCGGGTCGTCGGGCATCTGTCATCCTCCATCGGGATATCTGTCCATCAGCCGGTCCAGCACGCCGCGTGAAATCGGCATGCGCTCATCGGGCGTGCTAATCAGGCTTGCGATTTCGCGCGGGGTCGCGGCCCAGAAATCGCCGGGCCTCCAGCCGAGCTTGCCAAGGCACAGCGAAAGCAGCAGCTTCCAGGGAAAGGGCGCCGGGCCGTTCCCCGCACTCAAAAAGGGCTCGGCGGGGTATCCTCCTCCTCCGCACCCCCGAATGTCGCGGTTAGAAGATCGGCAGCGACAGCCGCGAAGCCCGCCGCGCCTCCGGGCGCAACCATGCTTGACACCTGCTCGTCATCGACCGCATTTCCCGCCCCGCGAAGGCCCGCGCCGATGATCTTCGTGAGGTCCGTTGCAGACAGCCTTCCGCTCGAAAACCGCTCGGTCAGCGCGCTGAGGTCCTGCGCGCCGTAAGCCGCCTCCAGTTCGGCCAATGCGCCAAGTGTAAGCACCAGCGTCCAGCGCCGTCCGTCGAGCACAGCCTCGATTTCGCCTCTAAGCCGGTTCGCCATTTCTCAAGCCCCCGTGAAGGTCAGAGCGCCGGCGGATTCCAGCGCGAGATCGTAGGTCACTTCGCCATTGTGCTCGCCGGCATAGTCGAGCCCGGCGATCTGGAACGGGCCTTCGATGGTGCCGAAGTCCGGCACGACTACCTGCCAGTTGCGGATCGTGCCGTCGAAGAAAAAACCCCGCACCGCCGCGTCCGAAGTCCCGTCCTTGAAGATGCCTGAGCCCGAGACGCTTGCCGAGCGTGTGCCCGCGCCTTCCAGCAGTTCGCGCCAGCGCCCCGCACTGTCGGCGTCCGTCACATCGACCGCGCCTGCGTTCAGCGAAATCCGCCTTGCCCGCAATCCGGCCACGGTCACGAAATTTCCCGCCCCGTCAGCGTCGCATTTCAAAAGAAGGTCCTTGCCCTTCTGTGCCGTCATTTGAAAATCCTTTCCGTTGAAACGAATTGCGCCGCGCTCATTCCGGCACCGCTCACTCGGGTTCAGTCACTGCGCGCAGGCGCAGGCGCCCGCGCCAGGTGCGCCCGTCGGAAAGCCGCTCGCTGCGGCTGTCGCGAATTTCGAGGTTGGAAAGCCGGTAGCCACCGAGGGCAATGGCCGATCCGTTCAGGCTCATACGAATCGCCTCCAGAACGTCGAAAGTCTCGCTCCGGCTCGCCGCGCGCGAGAAGACGAAAAGCTCCAGCCGATGTTCCGTCGGGCCATCGATATCCCCGTCGAGAGGCTCGCTTTCCAACGTCCCCAGCGTGACGAACGGATGTGCGGCCCCGCGCGGACTGCCGTCGAAAACATTCGCCCCGCCAAGAAGCGCGGTCAGTACCGCATCGCCTCGAAGCTCGGTGACGATGCCGGCCCGCAATGCACTTGCTGCACTCATCTCCCCTCCTCCTCCAGAATAAGCTCCATCGCGCCCTTGCGGCGCGCGATATCGGAGACGGCGAGCACGCGGAACGTCCGCGCCCCCTCTACGAGGCGCCAGCCGCCGGCAACACCGTCATGCGGGCGGATCGTCGCGCGATGCGTGACGATGCCGTCGACGCGCCCGCCGTTCGCCTGTTCGGACGGCGATGCCCGGCGAAGGTCCACCCATATATCGGCGGCCGCCTCGAACTGCAGATCCGCATGGCCGTCGCCCGCCTCGATCCTCATGGGCCGCTCCAGCCGCATTACGCGGTCGAAGCGTGCGGCTCCCCTCGCCCCCGTCACAGGCGCGGAACCCGGTAACCGGCGATCAGCGCGTCGAAGCCGAAGGGAATGCTCGCGGTCGCCGCATCGATACCCGCTTCGCGGTGCTCGTACCAATGCGCGACAAGCAGCAGGATCGCCTGACGGAGCGGAGCTGGAACATTTGCCGCCGCATCGCCGTAGCCTGCGGTGAAATCGATCTCGATGCCGTTGAGCATCCTGGAACTTGCGCCGACACCTGCCATCACCTTCAGCCGTGCCGGCGCGCTTATGCCATCGAGATCGTAGTCGCCCAGGTTGAGTACAAGCGGCATTCCATCCGCGTCGAACATCGTTACGGAGGTGATCGATTGCACCGGCGTAACAGGCAGGCGGACCACGCGCCCTGGTGGCCAGTCGTCGAGGTAAAGCCGCCAGCCTTGCGTTATCAGGGCGCGCCGGATCGTCCGCTCCACATGCTGGCGCGCGGTTTCGATCAGGCGGGTCAGGAGATCGTCTTCCTGCGTGGAGGTCACGCGAACCTGCGCCCGCGCGTCGTCGAGCGTCACCGGCTCCACGGCCGGCGGCGTCGTGATGATGAATGTCATGTGATTTCCAGTGAATTTATAAAAACCATCGTCCCGATGGACGTCATCCCGGACCAGGGAAGCGAAGCTGACCGCCGATCCGGGATCCAGCGCATCTGTCGCGGGCGAAGCCCGCTCCTCATCCCCGCCTTACAATGCGAAACTCAGCAGCTTGATCGCGTCGAAGTCCTGCACGCCGCCGCCCACGCGCTTGGTGGTGTAGAACAGCACGTAGGGCTTGGCGGAGAACGGATCGCGCAGGATGCGCACGCCCGTGCGGTCCACGATCAGGTAGCCGCGCCGGAAATCGCCGAATGCGATCGCGGGCGCGTCCGCCGCGATATCCGGCATGTCTTCGGCTTCGCTTACGGGGAAGGTCATCAGCGTCGCCGGCTGGCCGACGGCGGCCGGCGGCTGCCATATGTAGTTGCCGTCGCCGTCCTTCAGCTTGCGCACGGCCCCTTGCGTGCGCCGGTTCATGACGAAGCGTGCGTTCTGCCGGTAGCCGCTTTTCAGCGCATAGATCAGGTCGATCAGCACATCGGCAGGATCGCTCGCCGGAAACGCGCCCGACACGCCGGTCGACACCGTGCCGAGGTTGCCCCACGTCCAGGCGCTTTCATCCACTTGCGGATAGTCGAGGAAGCCGCGCGGCTTGTTCGCCCCGTCGCCATTGACGAAGGCAGCGCCCTCCTGTTCGGCGAAGGCGGTTTCCACCTCTTCGGCGATCCAGGCGTCCACATCGACGGCCGCATCCTCAAGAAGCGTCGCGGTCGCCGCCGGCATGGCGTAAAGCTCCATCGTCGGGAAGGCGAGTTCGGCAAGCGTCGGGCCGGTCGTCTGCGGGCGCGCCGCCGTCTCGCCCACCCAGCCGGTCTGCGGCCCGGCGATGGAGAACGGCTTCTTGAAGACGCTTGCCGAAACCTGCCGCGTTCCGGCGATCGCGCGGATCGGCGAAACGCTCGCCAGACGGCGCAGGATTTCGGATTCGGTTTCTTCCGGCACCAGATAGCCGCCGTCCGGGTCGGAGCCGACCGAAAGCGCCTTTTCCTCCAGCGGCCTCAGGTTTTCCTCCCGCCCTGAGCGCACGTAGGTCTCGAAGGCGGACTTGTGCTCGATCTGGGCAGTGGAACTCATGCGCTCACCGCCTGCCTCACGCTGCGGGCGGCTGCCTTTCAGCGAGATCTCGTCGAGCCTGCGCATCTGCTTGTCGAGGGCTGCGTCGATCCGCTCCAGCTTGTCGCGGGTCACGGTATCGCTTGCCGAGCGCGTCTCGATTTCGCTGAGCCGATCATCGTTCGTCTCGCAGTAGACCTCGAAGGTGCGCTGCAGGTCCTCCACCGCGCGGCGGATGTCGGCTTCCGGCAGTCCCGCCTTGGTCTCGAAGGGTTCGGGGTGGCTATGCGTGTCGTATCCGTTCATGTGGTCCTCATGCCTTTTTGAAATGGGAAGCAGAGCGGACACAACCGCCGCCGTGCTCCAGGGAAATTGCGGGTGAAAATCTTCGCGTCAGAGCGCTTTCCACGAACGCGGGAGCGCGTTCGTGACAAGAATTCGCTCCAAGTCCAAAACCTTGAGCATATCCATGTCGCGAAACCCGATCGGGGTTTCGCGGGATATGCTCTGGTCCGGATTTGGTCAGCCGTGCGAAGTCCTGTTGCGGGAAGGTAACGAGCGAGATTTCCCAAAGGTCGATCTCGTAAAGCCGGCGCAGGCCTGAGCGCGGGTCCCTCACCGCGCGCCTTGCCCGAAAGCCGATCGAAAGCCCGTCGAGCGCGCCGGACGCGATCAGCCTCAACGCATCCTCGGCCTGCGCGACGCCGGGGATGAGGCGCCCGCGAACGTATAGCCCGCGCGCATCCTCGCGGATCTCGTCCCACACGCCCACGGGCCGTGCCGGGTCGTGCTGCCAGAGCATGCGCACGCGCCCCGCTCCGCGACGTCTGAGGGAACGGCGGAATGCGCCCGCGCGCACGATATCGCCACCCTCATCGGCAATGCCGAAGAGGCTCGCGTATCCCTCCACCATCCGTCCGTTGGAACCTTCGGCCGGCCTCACGCAGCCCGCCTCCCGGCGCCCGGGCGCTCTTTCAAAAGCTGTTCGAGCGTGATCGCGAAGCGCGAAAATACGGCCCGGTGCCCGAAGCGGGCACGCAGCACCCTGCCTTTCAGCGGCATGGCATTCTCCTTGGGTTTGCTTGTGGGGAACGTCATCCCGGACAAGGAAGGCGAAGCCGACCGCCGATCCGGGATCCAGCGCATAAGCCGCGCGTCAGCGCGCCAGTAAATTTCGGTTAGCGAATTGAGGCTCGGAGATTTTCACCCTCACCCCTTCCTGTCATAACCTCCGAAAAGGCCGTTGATCCTGGCGATTGCCGCCACGAAATCGTCGAACCGCCGGTTGGAGGCGATGAGCTCGCGAAGCGTGAGCGCCAGAAGCGTGCTTGCCGAGGACGCCCAGACGAAGAGGACGAGATGGGCGAGATCCCCACGCTCGCCGATTTCCCGGAAAAGCTCCTCCATCACGCCTCTCCTTCGTCGTCGATGCCGTAGCCGACGGCCACGCGTTTTTCGTTTCGGGTGAGGAAGCTGGCAGCCTCCACCCGCCGCCAAAGCGCCTCGCGCTCGGTGGAAAGCGCCTCCACCCGGTCGGGGTCTGGCTCAAGGCGCAGCTTCTCGCCATAGGCAGGTCCAAGCCAGCGGGCCACCGCCTCCGCGGTTCTGGCGGCCAGCGGCAGCACGGTCTGGCGCCAGAACGCCCGGTTCGCCTCCTGGAAATTGGCGTAGGTGTTGTCGCCCGGAATGCCGAGCAGCATCGGCGGCACGCCGAAGGAAAGCGCGACTTCCCGCGCCGCCTGGTTCTTCGCCTCGATGAAATCCATCTCCTTGGGCGCAAGGCCCATCGGCTTCCAGTTGAGGCCGCCTTCGAGCAGAAGCGGACGCCCGGCGTTCTTCGCGCCCTGATAGCCCTCCTCCAGTTCCGCCTTCAGCCGGTCGAACTGCTCGTCGGAAAGGTTCGCCCCCTCCGGCCCGCCGTAGACGAGCGCGCCGGAGGGCCGCGCGGCATTGTCGAGCAGCGCCTTGTTCCACACGCTCGCCGCGTTATGGATGTCGAGGCTCATTTGCGCGGCTTCTATCGGCGCGAAACCGTAGTGATCGCTCAAGGGGTGAAACACCTTGAGGTGCAGGACCGGCGATATCGCGCCTTCTTCTCGGGTGAAACGCACGGTCCGTCCCGCCACGGAATAGTCATAAGCCGCTGGCCAGCCGTCGCTTCCCGCCACCACCTTCACCCGGTCTGGGCGAAGTGCGTGAAGCTCGCGCGGGTTGCCGTCGAGCGTCACAAGCTCGAGGTACGCATTCCCCGCGACCAGCAGATAGCCGTAGACCTCTTCCAGAAGCGTGCGCCCGCTCGCCATCGGGTTCGGCTCGGCAAGGAGTGAAAGCAGCGGATGGTCATCCGTCTCCTTGTCGCCGTCATAGGCGATCCACGGCACGCTGCCGGCCGCTTCCGCGATCAGCCGCACGGCCCGGTTCACGACCGGGTTCTTCGCGTATCCTTCCCGCGCAAGCGCCGAATAGTCGCGCGGCGTCCACACCGCTCTGCCCGCGCCCTGCAGGGCGATCAGCGGCCCGGTTCTGGAGGCTTTGGTGTCGTCGGGCCGGCGCGCGACCGATTCAAAAAGCCGTTTCAAGATCATGATTTCGCTCACGGTTTCGGGACCGGCTGAAATTCCGATTCAACCAGCTAAGATATTGATTCAGTAACGTAAGGATTAGAGTCACACGCGCCGGATGCGTGGGGCGGAAGGCTCATTCAGCATCAGATCGGACAGCGCGTAGACCAGCGCGTCGAGCCGGTCGGGCGAGTGGCCGGAGGAAAGCCCGTCCGGCGCGAAATCCGCCATTTCGTCTTCAAGTTCCGGAAAGGCGCCCACATGCGCCACCTGTCCCTGTTCGTAGAGCAGCGCGACGGGTTCCGCGCGCAGCCACTTGCCGCGCGTCGCATGCACGCTCTTCACGGGCACGCCCGCGTCGATCCCGGCGATGATCGCGCTCACCATCTCCCCGCCCTGGTTCACTTCCGCGATCAGGCAATCGGCCTCGAACATGCGCCATGCGGAAATCGCCGCCCTTCCCCAGTCGGCCGGCCTTGCCCGTTTCAGGCTCCGGTCGGAAATCACATAGGCCCGCCCGTCTTCGGCCAGTCCCGCCACAATCATCCCGCAGGCGTCGGACCGTTTGCTGGAGCTTGCGGGCGGGTCCACCGCCACGACGATGCGTCTCAGCTCCGGCGTTTCTTGTACGCGCGCGCGCTCCAGCATGTCGCGGGACCAGAGCGCGCCCGGCCTGTCCTCCACCAGTTCGCCGTCCAGTTCCTGACGTCCCAGGCGTGTGCCCTCGTATGTACGCTTCAGCGCTGTCAGGAAGCCGGGCGCGAGGTTTGCCCGGTTTTTCCGCGTCGGCGCGCGGGAAAGCGCGGTATCGGCGTCCCCCATCAGGCTTTTGACCAGCGGCACGGGCCGTGGAGTGGTGGTGACGAGCTGGCGCGGGTTGTCGCCGAGCCTGAGTGAAAATTGCAGCATGTCGTAGGTCGCCCGCGCATGCCGCCATTTTGCGAGTTCGTCGCACCAGGCGATGTCGAACTGCGGCCCGCGCAAGCTTTCCGGGTCTTCGGATGAAAAGGTCTGCGCCACCGCCCCGTTCGGCCATTCGAGCCGCCGGCGCGAAGGTTGCCATTCCGGCCTCTCGGCTTTCGGATGGACGGAAAGAATGCCCGACACCCCTTCCACCATCACCTCGCGGGCGTCCGATATCGTCTCGCCGACCAGCGCGATCCGGCCGACGGGCCGCCGTGTCGCCCAGCCATGGCCCAGCGCCATAGCGCGTATCCATTCCGCACCCGCGCGCGTCTTGCCCGCGCCGCGCCCGCCCAGCAGCATCCACACCCGCCAGAGCCCTTGCGGGGGAAGCTGGTGGTCGTGCGCCCATGTCGGCCAGTCGTGCTTTAGGAATTCAAGCTCCTTGTGCGACAGATCCTTCAGGAATTGGTCAGCCGTCGCGTCTGATCCGCTCAAGACGTTCCGCAAGCTCCTGGCGCAGGTCATCCGCTCCCTTTCCGCTGTCTTCTTCGCTTTCCGGCAGGCTCGAGCGCAGCTCGATCAGCGTGTCGAGCGTGCGCGCAAGGCTTGAAAGCGTGCGCGCCGTTTTCTCCGCTTCCGCCACGGCATCCGCCCCTTCCGCCGGTTCCGGCGCGGTTTCGCCCGCGCTCAGGCCAAGGCGCTTTTCCAGCCGGCCGATTTCCACGTCGAAGGCGCGGTAAAGCCGGTTGACGAGCTGGCGCATCCGTCGCGGATCGCCCGCGATCAGGATCGCACGGGCGTCCGCCCCCACCAGCCAGCCGTCGGCCTTCGCGCGCGCGGCGACGGATTTGTAGGCGACGCCGAGGCGATCGGCGATTTCGGTAAAGCTCACCCCGTGCGTTTCGTGGTCGCGCCGCGCCTCGTCCCAGGCAACAGGCCCCGGCCGCTTCACCGGCTTGCCCGCGCCTGCGCCCGGCGGCCTTCCCGCCCCTCGCCTGGCGGCCGGGTTTGCCGGCTTTTCGGCACGCGTTTCCCCGCCGCCGGCGGCGGTGCTGCCGTCGTTCCCTTCGTTTGTCAT